GAAGAGCCCCCCAATGCAGTAGAGGTCGAGAAGCGCCTCCTGGGGGCGGTGATCCAGTCCAGCGGCGAGGGGGCGGCCCACGACATGGTCGATGTGATCGAGGGGGAGTACCGGAAGTTCTACGCAGGGCGTCACCAGCGGATTGCCTACGCAGTCATGGGGCTCTTGAGCGAAGGAGAGCCAGTCGATATGATGACCGTGACCGACGCGCTGCGGAAGATGGGCGAGCTTGAAAACGCAGGCGGGGCGTACTACATCACCGAGCTTACCACCCAGGCAGGGGTCTCCTCCAGCGTCAAGAAGTACACGCGCATCGTCGTCGAGGAGTGGCTCAAGAGGCGGATTATAGAGAGCGGACTGGAGGTCGTCCAGAAGGCCCAGGACGAAACCACCGACGCCTTCGAGGTGCTGGAGACGTCCCAAGAAGAGATTCTGTCTCTTGGTGTTGGGGATGAGGTAGACAGCGGGCGCATCGAGACCGGCGTCCCCGACCGCATCGAGCAGCACGTCGAGTCCACTCGCCTTCGCCGCTCGGGGGAGAGCCCACTGACAGGGATACCCACCCCCTTCGACAAGATAAACGACATGGTCGGCGGATGGGGAGATGAAGAGCTAATCATTCTGGCAGCGAGGCCATCTATGGGGAAGTCGGCCTTCGCGCTGGCCGATGCCGTCGAGTCGGCAAAGAGCGGCTACAAGACTGCGATCTTCTCACTGGAGATGGGACAGGGGGAATGGCTCGACCGGGCGACCGGGTACCTTGGGGAGGTCAACATGCAGAAGGTCGCCCGTGGCTACGGGACAGACCAAGAGCTTCTGAAGATGTACAAGGCAGCGAAAGAGATTGAGAATCTGCCCCTCTGGGTGATCGATGACCCAGGGATTACGATCAGTGGCATCCGGGCGAAGGCGCGTCGCCTCATCCGGACGGAGGGGGTGGAGCAAATCTACATTGACTACCTACAACTCGTCGGGTCGAGCGGCTCATTCGGGACGCGGGAGCAGGAGGTCGCATACATATCTCGACAGCTAAAGGTGATGGCGATGGACCTGGAAGTTCCGGTCATTGCCCTGTCTCAGCTTAACCGGAAGAGCCTGTCGAGGGGAGGAGGCAAGCGTCCCGGCCTCTCGGACCTCCGGGAGTCGGGGGCACTGGAGCAGGACGCCGACGTGGTGGGATTTATACACCGCCCCGAACGTCTCGACATCGAGCAGCACGACAAGCTGGGGGTCCCGTCCGATGGGCTTGCAGACTTCATCGTGAGCAAGCAGCGCAACGGACCGGTCGGCACCGTATTCATGCGCTTCATCGACGAGTACGCAAAGTTTGAGTCGATGGACGTCAAAGGAGAATTTGGAGACAACGCCGAGATCGAAGAAGACGACGAGCATGAGGGGTCCGCGCCGAAGGCGTCGATTCCTAGCTGGGCCGAGGAGTTCGTCGATGAGGACGTCCAAGGCGAGCAGGCGACCCACGAGGTGGCCGGAAACCCCGACCCGCAGAAGAGTCTCATGGACGAAGGAGACGACCCCTCGGGAGACGCCGCACCGTCTGGGGACACCGCACCCTCGGGAGACAGCGCCCCAAGCGCACCGATTCCATCGACGCCGGTCGGCTCTGGCTCTGCCCTTGACGACATAGAAGAAAGTTCTGAGGAAGATGACTCTGGAGAAGATAACTCTGGAGAAGATGAAGACCCCCTGGACATACCGCAGGAAGACGGGGGTACAGGCATGGAGGAGGACGACATGCCATTTTAGCGATGGACTTCCACCAACACATTCAAGGCTATGGCAGACACAGTAGTGGACATGGTAGACGATGAAGTCGTCCCCCGCATTCACCCGAAGCTCCGTAACTTCGAGCCCAACGATCTCGGGATTTTCTTTCCCGGCGACGACCAAGAAAATGAGCTACTCACGGGATTCAGCCAACTCACTTTCTTTCTGCACCCGTCGATGAACCAGTACCACGGGCGGCCCAAGGTCCGTCACCGTTTGTCCATATACTTCATCGAGACAAAGACGAACCTGAACGGAGAGAAGGTCTGCCGAAGCGATAAGATCATACGGGTGCCCTCCGAGATGTACGAGGACCTGTACCCATCGGCGAGCCTCCTGGTGGAGCTTCCGTTCTGAACTCAAATAATTATTTGAGACCGCGTGATTTCTGTGACTCAACGGCTTTCCAGGATGCGCTTGACGTGCATCCAAATCTGACTTTTTAGGTGTTGGCCCTCCGCGTCAGGATTGGCGCGGCGGGCCTTTTCTTCGGCTTCTCTGTAGATTCTTTTCTTCTCTTTCTTCGGAAGCCGGTCGTAATGGCGTGCCCACTCGGATTGCGGGTCGGTCACCTCCGGAAGTTTGGTGTCTTCTTGGTCGATGATGTCGAAGTCAATGCGCTGTGGCTTTTGGCCGTCTCGCACGACCTCGTACTCGAAGGTGACGTCCGACCCTTCGTCAAGCTCTTCTTTGGCCTTGTCGATGACTCGTCTCCGAAGGTCTGTAAATCGTGGGTATTTGTCCTCCAGGCGGAAAATTTCGCGTAGGCGGCCCACCGACAGGCTAAACTCTTCTTGGTGGTCGTAGCGCTTGAGGATTTCGTAGAAGCGCATCGCGTACATCGACCGCAGAGACATGGCGTGCTGGCGAAGATACATCGTGAAGTGGGATTGTAGCTCCAAGAGCAGAGGCTTCATCTCCGAGGTGAAGCTGCCAATGATCTCGCCGGTCTCCTCCTTGTACTTGCAGGAGGAGTACAGATTGAAGAACCCGCCGACACGCTTCCCACTGGGGCCGTCCTCAACGTGGATGCGCTTTTTGGTGAGACGGTCGGCGATGTCCTCGATTTCTGAGTAGATGTTCTGCGTCTCTACATCGGAAAGCTCACAGAGCTTCTTGAGCTTGATGGAGAGGTTCTCTGCACCATGGTCGTCTTTGGTGATCTGAGAGACGTGGGCCAGAAATATGCGGTACTCCCGCTTGCTCAAATCGATCTGGCTCATGACAAGCTCATTGGCCTTCACGACAAGCTCTTCTTCTGGAGCGCTTTGCATTGGATTGAGTCACTGCTGAAAGTACGATGACACCTCTTCCGTCACACCCGACACCTCTAATGTCACAGCCAGACACCTCTAATGTCACAGCCAGACACCTCTAACGTCACACCCGGCACCTCTTTTGTCACACCTAATTCGCTCTAAACCCTGGAATTTCGTAGCTTTAGCTCGAATCACTAATATGTAATGGTTAATGTGTAATAGCGTGCGCGTGTAAAGGACACCTCTTCCGTCACACCCCTGGCTACCTTCGCTGAATCCACTCCAAGAACCGGCTTTCTTCTCCTGCAAGCTCCCAGTCACGGAGGCCGAGTTCAACAGCAGCTTCGACCACTTCGGACTTCGAGGCGTCAATGTCGGTGTGTCGGTCCAGGTACGTGGCAAGCTCATCCAGTCGCTGGGCAACGCTTCTCTTCAGGTAGTACCCAACCTTCTTCTTCTGCTGGCCCTCTGGGGGCGGGGACTTGAACGGCTGCTCGTAGAATCCTGGATAGGTGATCCTGCGCTTGTCGAAGGGATCATCCTCGTCGGACCGTTCGACTCCCAGAAAAGCATGGCTCTTCTCTTCTGTTGCAGAACTTTCTTCTGCTTCGTCTTCTTCTGTGTACGTGTCGAAGTATGCGTAGTCACTCATTGAGACGGTGGAGGATTTCGTCAGTGAGATTATCGAAGGCGTTGATGACGTGGTCGCTCCCGCATTCACGAAGAGGCTGCTTGATCGTCGAGGCGTGGGCGACGTCTGCACGTTGGCGAAGGCGCGTGTCAAAAACGAGGTCCCCATACTCCTCATTCAGGAAGTCCCACCCTTCCTGAGCGCTGGCGCGTCGGACGTCCACCTGATTCACAAAGATGCCGAGCACATTGACGTCGGTACCGAACCGCTCGCGGGCCGCCGAGAGTGCCCTCCTGAGAGAGATTAGACCCTCAATGGCGAGTCCTTCTAGCTGCACCGGCACTACGATGTGATCTGAGGCCGACATGGCCGCCCAGACAGGCGATCCGATGTAAGGTGGGGTGTCTATCAAGGCAAAGTCGTATCGCTTCTGAGAGGAGGAGAGAAGATCCTCAAGGACTTTGTCGATGTAGCTCTCCATGTGAAGATTCTGAAGGCGGGAGTTCTGGCGGGGGTGTGCCGGGATGAGGTCGGCTCCCAGGTCTGTCTCTTCCAGGGACTCGGCCCCAAAGACAGGCGCGTCCGGGTCCGCAGCGTGCAGTAGGGTCACCTCTGGGTCGTACTCGTGGGGCCCCCTTTGCATGAGCCACCTGCTCGCGTTGGCCTGGGCGTCCGCATCGACCACGAGCACGTCCTTTCCCTTTTCGACGAGAGTCTCGGTGACTCCGACGAGCGTGCTCGTCTTTCCGACGCCTCCCTTCTGGGTCGCAAATGCCAGCGTGTGCATCAGTTAGAATAGTGCTGTAGAAGAAGACTCTGGACCAGCATGATAATAACTTCTGAAGGCTGGGGAAAGGCGATTGTGTGAAGAAGAGTCTAATGTTGGAACGCCAGGACGTTAGAAGCTATTGATTGAACTCCAACAGCGACAAACTCACACGCACCGATAAAACACTCGATATGGCTGACACCGACTTTGACTTCGATTCTCCGGATCTTGGGTACGAGGAGGACCTCCCTGAATTTGACGAGGGCAACGGCGTGGTGGGCGAGGAAGAGGACGTCTTGGGAGACATCACTGAAGACGGGGTGGTGGACGACAACCCGGACGAGATTCTCTCTGGCATGGACGTCGCCGAGATCGTCGAGGCCCTGGAGGGGGAGTACGGCATAAAGGCGTCGGAGGACGCAGACCGGGAGATACTTGCCAACCAGCTTATCAAGAAGCGAGAGGAAGAGCTTGAGGAGAGCACTTCCGAAGAGAATACCTCCGAGGAGACCACCGAAGAAGACGCGGAAGATGGCGCGGATGACGACGTGGAGGCCGACTGGGTAGATGGGGACGGCTTCGAGGGGGAGGATGACGACATCGAGACGTTCAGCCCAGAGGAAGAGGAAGACGGGGCAGAGATTTCCCAGAGCCTCAAGTCTGCCCTCAAGACCCAGGACATAAGCCTAGACGACCTGGGAATCGAGTGGGCGCTCTCGGAGCTTTCGGAGATGGGCGGGGAGATCACCGATCACAAGATGTCGGTGATGACGCTCCGCTGGAAGCAGGGTCTCATCGCTGCGGCCACCCCCGTCAAGCATGGGGAGGGCACGATGAAGAAGCTCGAAGAGGCGACCGGCGTGAACGCCAATACGCTCCGGGAGGCGAAGCGAGTGGTGGACCACTTCGACCACAACATTTCGATGTTCAAGGACTTCCTCCGGGAGGCCGACGACGGCATCAAGCCCTGGTACAAGGTCGTCGAGTCGATGCAAGACGACGTCCCCTCCGAGGACAAGACTGAAGAGGAGAACGAGGAGATCAAAAACAAGCTCTTCAACACCACCGAGAAGGCTCTCAACAAGCTGGAAGAGGCAGTCGTGATGGCCAGCAAGGCCGACGAAGAAGACCGCCGGGAGGCCAAGGGACTGACCGCCAAGGCCGAGCGTGTAATCAGGTCGCTGCGCGATAGCGGGATCTTCGACACGACCGGAGACGAGGCCGCCGAGGACACGCCCCGCTCGGAGACCTACATGAACTTCATCCGAGACTTCCCGGACCCGATCAACGGGAAGCCGTCTCACGACCCGGCTCACACCAGCGGCAAGAAGGGAGTGGCAAGCAAGGCTTCGGACCTGTCAACGATTCCCTTGACCCGCACCCACCACAATGAACTCGACGAGAACGGGCAGGACTGGTTCGAGTCCGAGTACAACGTCTCAATCGACAAGCTGGTGAAGAACTACATGCACCGGCACTACACGGGGCAGTGGCTTGACCTGGAGCTTCCGACTCCCGAGGACCTGTAACCAGAGATTCCTCCTTCACTCTTCGGCGGTCATCGGGCGACCGGTGGCCGCCTTTTCTTTCAAATAATTATTTGAGACATGGCAGATTCCGATTCCACAGAGCGAGGAGCAGAAATTATAAGATCCCTGGCTGGAGGTTCCAGCCCCTCGTCGTCGTACAAGCAAGACAAGCTGCGGGAGTTCTCTGGTCGGCAGATTGAAAAAGTCCAGGAGGAGGTCGAAGAGAAGACTGGCGACCCAGAAGCCTACATCGTCAAGAAAATTGTGCTCGGGCAGGAGTTGGCCAAGATCGCGTCCTCGGCCCTGGAGCTAGAGGTCGAAGACAGCCCGACGCAGAAGGTGGCGGACGTGCCAGTCGGGATGACGCCTGATGGCAGCGGAGTGTACTGCCAGGTTCTGGTCTCCCGGAAGCCGCGCATACTGATCCTGCACTACGAGTACCAAGGAGAGCACAGCACCGGGAGCGGGTCGGTGGAAGCGGAGGTTCCTGTATTTGGAGACGAAGAGGCAGAGATCGAGCACTTCCTCACCAACATGGATTAAGGCGCATGTACCTATCAGGACAGCATTTTGGATACGCCCCGAGACACAAGCCGAAGACGCAGAAGAAGGCAGGGGCGAGGTCCATCCAGGTTACCGAGGGGCTTCTGTCGATGACTGTGTCCTCGGCAGTCCCGTTCATTATGAAGACTGGGATGGAGGGCGACCATTCGATGTCGATTCCGCACGTAGAGGGGTGGCGTTTTTGGGTTGGGGACGATGGGAAAACCGAAGGCGGGATGAGGCACCTCGACAAACGCCACGAGCAAGATCCGGTGATGCTGAAAGAAATGGGCTCTTCGCCGGGAAACGCGAACGGACTGGTCGCGGAGGGCGACACGATCATGCCGTTTCCCTACGACCCCACCGGGACGTTCCCGTTCATGCTTGGGGATGAGTTCATCGACCTACGGGGACAGGAATGGATGGTCACTGGGTTCTACTACATCGAAGACAAAGGCATTGAGGTCGTCCTAAAAAAGAGCACAGGAAAGAGGGGCTCTGGGATTGCGGGCACGAGGGACCTGAAAGAGGCGGACATAGAGCATTTCCGTCTGAGGGACCGGCGGGTGGTGGACTGGGAGACCTACCTGACGCTCATGGCGCAGTGGTCGGAGGCAGAGTACCTGACCTTCGAGACCTTCGACGATTTTGGAACGGGTGCCCCGCCGAAGAACGACGAGATTGGAGACGGAAAAAACGTCTGTGACGCAATACGAGAGTATCACTGCTGGTCTGCCGAGACGGTCAAGACGTACCCCTACGAGGATGTGGTAGATGATGTGGGCAACCAGAACTACGATCCGACAGAACTGGATTTCGAGGAGTGGAGCGTAGAGCTTTTTCGGATTCGGGGACGGTCGGTGGCGAGAGACGTGCTGCGTCGGCTGTTCGCAAATGCGGAGGAGCACGGCGACGAGTGCATGACAAAAACCTCGGCCCTCGAATCGAAGATTCTAAGCACACTGAAGAGCCGCTTTGCCGCGACCCGTGTCGAATCACTTCGTGACGGCGGCCAACCAAAAAGGACAAAAAGCTCAGGACGCATGGTCAGCGGGGAGGGAGTAACCGAAAGCATCGATCCGGTCTACGATAAGATACGGACGGTCATGAAGCGGATCGAAAAGGGGTTGGAGCCCGACCGGGAAGAAGAGAAAGAAGACCCGAAAGAGGAGATGGATACCTTCGGCTTTCTCGAATCAATGTAGAAACGGCACCACATGGCCCCAGAAGCAGCACAAATGACCGTCGATTCTCGCCCGGATGAGATGCCGAAGTTCGCGGACCCGGACCTCAGCTTTCTGTACGGGGAGGACCCGACGCCCAACATCGTTGGCATGACCCCCATGTTCGAAGACAACGGGGTCTACATCCGCGTCTACATCCGCCAGGGAGAGGAGGTGACCTACGAAGACCACCAGCTATACCCCTTCTTCTTCGCGGACCAGAAGGCCATCGAGATGCTCGAAAACTTCGGGCGGGAGAAGTTCAGCTTCCAGAGCCTGGGAGGGGACGGGCGGTACCAGTACCTTGTGGCGTTTCAGCAGTGGGGCGCATACTCCGACGCACTGGACTGGCTGTACACGCAGTTTGGGTACGAGGCCCCAGAGCCAGACCCGGAGACCGGTGAGCTTGACTACGACCACAGAAAGATCGAAGAGGTCTACCTCGCCGGGTCGATCATCCGTCAGTTCCAGATCCAGTCGGGGATGACGTTCTTCCTGGACATGACCCTCGGGGACATTCACCGGATGCAACTGGACATCGAGGTCTACTCCTCGACCGAGCAGTTCCCCGACGCAGACCGGGAGGAAGACGAGATTATCATGGTGAGCCTCACAGACAACAGGGGCGAGGAGATTATCCTCACGCAGGACAAGGGCATGAGGATCAACGACCTGCGGGACCGGCTTCCCGGCGCAGAAATACACCTCTACCCGGACGAGGAGACGCTTCTGGTGGGCCTGGAGGACTGCATTGTGGCGACGGACCCCGACGTGATCGAGACCTTCAACGGGTTCAACTTCGACCTGCCCTACATCCTCGACCGGTGTGAGATGCACGACCTTCCGTTCGGTGTGGGGCGGGACGGGTCCGAGCCCTTTACGTGGGAGAGCCAGCGCACCTTCGCCGAGCGGGACGTCGAGTACGAGATGGTAGACATTGCTGGCCGGTCGGTCATCGACGTGTACTTCCTGGTGCTGGGCTACGACGTTTTCGCTCGGGAGATGAAGAACCACACGCTGAAAGAGTCGGCCCGCCACTTTGGCGTCGCCGCCGGGACCGGAGAGACAGAGGACCGCACATACATCGAGGGAGAGGAGATCGCGGACTACTGGGACGAGGACCCAGAAGAGCTTGTGGCCTACGCCCTAGACGACGTCAAGGAGACGCGGGCCCTGGGGGAGATCCTGTCGGAGAGCCCCTTCTATCTGTCACAGGTCCTGCCTGCGCCCTACCACGACGTCGAGCGCCTGGGGACGGCCACCGTGATCGAGAACCTGTTCGTGCGGGAGTACCTGCGTCAACGCCAGTCGATTCCCACCCCAGACGAGGGGGTACAGAGCACCGGCGGGTACACGGACATCTACATGACCGGCGTTATCGACCGTCTCATCTACGCCGACGTGTCGAGCCTCTACCCCTCCATCATGCTGGAGTACAACTGCCAGCCCCCCGAGTCGAAAGACCCGATCCATTTTTTCGAGCGGGCCCTGGATGAGCTTACCGACATGCGCCTGGAGGTGAAGGGGGACATGCGCGGCCTCAAGGACGAGTACAAGAAAGCCAAGAACAACGTCCAGGACAGCGGCACGGCCATGCCTCCACGGAAGGGAGAATACTCCGAGGAGAAGATCGAGGAGATCGCCGCTCAGATCGAGGTGCTCGACGCGAAGCAGTCCTCCTACAAGATCCTCATCAATAGTTTCTACGGGGCCATGGGGTTCCAGATATTCTCTTGGAATGCCATCGCGGCGGCCGACCGTGTGGCCGAGACGGGCCAGACGCTTCTGAAGATGATGATTGCAGAGATCGAGGCCGATGGTGGGACGATCATCGAATGCGACACCGACGGGGTTATCTTTACGCCGGTGGACCCGGAGACGGGCGAAGACAACATGGGCATTCCCAGAGACGAGGAAGCGGAGGCCCAGTACGTCCGGGACCTAACCGAGCGCCTACCGAAGAGGATCGAGATCGACCACGACGGCTCATTTGAGCGCATGATCTCGTACAAGAAGAAGAACTACGCGCTCAAGAAATACAACCAGGACCCGGAAGACATGAAGATCAAGGGGGGTAGCCTCATGGGCCGCTCCTCCGAGCAGTTCGGGCGGGACTTTGTGGAGGACATCC